CCCCGCCGCTAAAATGTTACGAGCGCCGTTTACATCGGCGTTCGCTGTATATCCACATACCTGGCATCTGAATTTACTTTGTGACAGGCGATTTTCTTTCGCGGTATGACCACAGCACGCGCAACGCTGGCTTGTGTACGCTGGCGGCACTGCCAGTACCTGACCGCCATGCCAGAGCTGCTTATACTCAAGCTGGCGGCGCATTTCATACCAGCCCTGATCCAGTATCGAACGGTTTAAACCTGATTTTGCCCGGACATTGCGACCCGGCTGACTTATCGTACCCGCCGCTGACTTTGACATGTGTTTAACCTTCAAATCCTCAATGACAATCATTGCGTGGTTTTTGCTGATGATCGTTGTGACTTTATGAAGGTAGTCTCTGCGGATATTTGCGATACGGGAGTGCAGTTGCTGTATTTTGCGTTTCTGCTTCTGCCAGTTGTTGCTGAATCTGACCTTGCGGCTTAACTGGCGCTGAAGTCTCGCCAGCTTTTTCTGGTTTTTCTGGAAACTGTTTACAGGCTCAAAGACTGTGCCATCTGACAGCGTGGCGAGTTTAGCCACGCCAGCATCCAGTCCGACCATTGATACTGAAGGGTGAACAGGAGTGGATACCTCTCTTTCTGTCTGAATACTGATGTACCACTTACCGCAGGACTGGCTGACAGTGACATTTTTCACAACACCCGTGACCTGACGGCTATTCCGGTAGCGCATCCAGCCAAGTTTCGGCAGAAAAATACGGCTGTTTTCCTGATCGAGCTTAACGCCCTGCGGGTAGCGGAATGCATCATTCTGTCCCCGCTTTTTGAATCGGGGAAAAGCAGCCCGATTCTGGAAGAAGTTTTTGTAAGCCCGCTCAAGGTCTTTCAGTGACTGTTGCAATGGCTGTGAGGGAGAATCTTTAAGCCATTCGGTTTCAGTGTCTTTTTTCCACTCAACCAACCAGGAAGCCATTTTCGTGTAAGGGATGTATTTTTTACCGGCCTCATGATTCTCATTCTGAAGCGCCAGAGCACGATTGAAAACGAAACGACATGCGCCTGCGAAGCGCCTCATTTCACGCTCCTGTTGACCATCTGGTCTTAATCGGAATTTGAATGACACCTGTTGTTTCATGTCACTATTTTAAGCAAAAATAGCCGGGAGGAAAACTGTGCCTTATATCCCCACTATGAGGAGCGTGGGGAGCGGCACATTGGATAAGGCGTAACAGGGATGAGCTTAAGCGATCAGGTGGTTATGGCCACCAGCATAGAAACGCTGATCGAGCTGCTAAAGAACCTGCCCGATTACGGGCGGGTTTCGTATGTGGTGACAGCGAAGGGAGACGAGGTAAAAACGGCGTTTGATATCGTCGATGCCTCAGCTCTTTTGGTATCCAATACTCTGGATGGGAAAATTAATCCAGACTATCCCCAGGAACTTCAGCCGCGCGATCGGACCCGCGCATCCAGCCTTCTTCAGGTTAACCAGATATCCAAGGATTTGCGTCCTGCCCAGCTTACCGATTCCGGTTTATCCAGCCATGGTGCGCCAATAATTGGTGAGGACAATGCCGTTGAGTCAGGTAATGGGCGGACCATGGGGATCATTAAAGCCTATCAGGACGGTAATGCGGATCGGTATCGGGAGTACCTGATTGAACATGCGACCGAATTCGGCATACGGCCTGAAAAGGTTGAATCAATGACGGCTCCGGTACTGGTGCGCCGCCGGTTAACGAAGGTTGACCGTGTTCAGTTTGCCAAGGACTCAAATATTTCTGATCTCCAGGAAATGGCAGCCAGTGAAAAGGCTTTTGTTGATGCCGACAGCATAACACCGGCGATGATGGCGTTGTTTAACCCGTCAGAAAGTGGAGATCTGCTTAGCCGCAGTAATGACGCGTTTATTCGCGGATTCATGACGCAAGTTGGTGCCACACAGGCGGCTGGCCTTGTAACTGAAGATGGGCGACCAACACGGCAACTTGTTGACCGTATACAAAACGCGATCTTTGCCAAGGCATATAAGGATGCGCGCCTGGTAAGGATGGTTGCAGAAGAACCTGATCCGGATATGCGTAATGTTCTGACGGCGCTTAATGCGGCAGCCAATGATTTTGTCCAGATGCAGGCTTTATCAGGAGAAGCGCACAAGCAGGCTGTGACAACTATTGTTGATGGCATTGAGACAGCGGATAGCCTCGATAAAAAGGCGCTGGCGGCATTGAAAGATGCGGTAGACCTGGTAAGGCAATCGAAGGAGTCAGGCCAGCATATTACCGATGTTATTGCTCAGGGGGATATGTTCAGCGAAACGGCCCCGGAAGTGAAAGCACTCGCGTTGTTCATCGTCGCGAATAACCGTAGCGCGAAGCGTATGGCCACCGCCTTTAAGTTGATGGCGCAACGTATCAATGATGAGTTACAGCACCAGGGCCAGGCGCTCGGGGATATGTTTGGCGGCGGCGATGTGTCGTTACAGGATATCCTTCGCCAGGTGTCTCAGGAACTGGAATACGAAGGCATGCAAGGGATATCCGGCGGTCTTTTCGAGTCCGTTTCCGGCGGTAGTTACAACGGTGTTGCTCCGTATACCAGTTTGCTATTACATCGGGCATCCGGCATCAAAGACATTATTCATCTGATCAGGCTGCTTTCCCGCACAGATCCCCAGGATGAACAGCTTGTACAAGTGCTTGCGCATTTTGTTCGAATGCCTGTTGCCGACGTGAAAAAATGGTGCCGATTATTCGGTATCAGCAATTCGTTACTTCGCGGCTTGTTAAATCACGCATCCTCCCTTGGGCGCGATGGCTTTGACGAGATAGCGCAGGCGATAAAAAACGGAGATATGCCACCAGCTATTGACTGGTTTTCCATTCGCCCAACCAGGGTGAAAGCATTCCTTAGCGCGGCGCATTTGGCATCACCATTGGCAGAAATGGTTCAGAGGTTGTCGCTCATATTCACAGACCATACCGCGTTGGGTGATCTGACTCTGGACGAGATGAAAGAAGCCTCCATTCAGTGGGCCGATCAACAAAATGAGGTTAACTCAGACTTCTTGCCAGCATTCAGGAAGGCCGTTAGTAAAGCTGATGATGCCCGTGGAATTCTGAAGGCATTTAAGGCATTGCAAAGTCAGGTTAATAAACATGTCGGTGATATCGATGGGGTAACGGCGGAAGGCAGGGATATCCTTAAAGAGCACGGCATAACGCCAGAGTTTATTGATGAGATCAGGACTGATATGCAGCGTGAGGTCGTATCGTCCCTGCAAATTGTAGCCAGGGCGTTGGCGGATGCTAATCCGAAGAGTGCGGCCATTGTTAACCGGGTTATTGGTGATATTGAAGCATCGGAGGGCATGGGGGCGCTGAAACTCTTCCTTTCGCGAGCGTTTAATCCTAACGGCAATATTCTCCCTGGCATTATTGGTGAGGCTAAAAAGTATGTCAGTGAAGAAGAACTTGAGCAGCTTGACCAACTACTTAAGCGATTCTCATACAACCCGCAGACACGCTGGCAAATGAATCAGCGAAGTATGGGTTCGGTCCACGAGAAAGTGTTATCTGCCATGAACAGTGCGATCGCAAACTCATCCGTATCTGAAGAAAAAGCTCTTGAGTGGGCCGACTCTTTTATCACGGAAGAAGTGGAAGAAGCCCGCGCTGGACAGAATGGTGGGATAGACCTGCGCAAGGAACTTGCTGATATTTATCGCCTGACCGGCGGTAAAATTTCGACCTTATCAAAGGTGGTTCACCACAAGGGAAGGGCATATGCAAATCTTAATGGTGTTGTTGCTGTCAATTTGAACGATGAAAATGCAAGTGCACTGTGGCACGAGCTGGGTCATCATCTTGAGTACAGTAACCCTGGTTTGTTAGAGAAAGCCCGGTCATTCCTGAAGGCCAATGTTGAAGGGGATAAGCCATCTTTCGTTAATATCGGTGGGCGTGGCAAGCCTGAATGGTGCTTCAGATCTCGATTGAGTAATATTTATATGGCGAAGGTATACCCGCCAGTCTCAGTGAGTAACTCCGGGAAAATTCGGCAGAAATCACCGACCATTTCCAAAACGTCAGCAACGGAAGTATTCTCTATGGCTCTTCAGTTGTATCATGACAAAGAGGCCGCTGCCGCATCACTGATGAATGGTGACGGATTGCTGGAACTGTTATTAGGTGTGGCAAAGGAGCTAAATAATGCAGATTAAAATCGCAGCGCCATTAGGCGGAGATGCCATTATCGAATTTGATGATAATGAAGAAGTTTCCGGGCGTTTAAGCATTATCTCCGGTGACATTACCGAGGACATGATCGCTGAAGCCATAGCTGGAGCAAATCCCAATAGCTATATGGGATTCGTTAACACCCTTGATGCTCCCGCAAGTGATGTTCTCCGAACGCTGCATCTTTACGCTGGCTGGTTTGTTGATTGGCCAGCAGTAGATGGTGGCGATGAGGACGACGACGATGATTTTGGTGATCATGTAGACCAGATCGTATATTGAAGAAATCCCGCCAATCGGCGGGATTTTTTTTTAATCGCTTTCCACTTCTTCCGTAGTGTTTTCTTGCAGTTCTGTTAATGCAGCACGACACAGGCTCCGGGCATTGGCTATAGCCACACTTTTGACTTCATCCGTCATCGTGCAGGTAATGTACTGATCGAGTTCTTCAGCGCGGATGATGCTTTTGCCAATCAGAAACTGTATTTGCCAGAGCAGATCAGCATCCATAATCAGAATTTCTGCCGGGCCTTCAGGACCAGCCGGGAAGGAAACATAAGACTGTTTGCCCAGGCCGATAACTCGACAACTTGCTTCAAGAATTGCGCGATTGAGGTCTGACTTTGTAACTGATACAGGTTGATTTTCACCTGCGATTACGCCGTTGACATGGATGTGGAATGGCATGTAGCTTGAAATTCGCTCTACTTTCCATACGCCAGCAAGCGATCCTTCATGCAGCACAATGGGGGTAACCGCGAGTTTCATCTCACCATATAACTGCTGGCAGATAGCTGGATTGCTGAATACATCCAAAGGTTCACACTCAAACAGCGGCGCAATCTGTATGAGGTCCATCATGGTCATACCAGGGGTACGAGCAGTAATGAATCTGCGCATGCCAGTATCCATTGTGCGCCAGATAGCTACACCATGCTTTTTGCTCACTTCTTCAGTAAAGCCAAGGTGGCACATGATGGTTTTTTCGATAGCCAGATCAGAGATAGAAACCTTTTCGCCAGGTACACCATCATTATTGATGGTCACTTCGACACTCTGGCCATTACGCAGGCGGTATTGAATTGTTTTAGTATTTTGTGCTGTCATAGTCTTTTCTCTGCTTAAAAACTGATGTATTGCGCCTTCAGGTGGGTCAGGAATGTTTTCCCACCAGCGAAAGCAATATCTCGGGGTGTTCTTTTCGTGAAAAGCGCGTGCCATTGCCAACTTTGGCGTTTTTTTGCGAGTTCGTGCTTTTGTCGGCGTCTTGACCACCGCTTTTCTTTCAGTCGTTTTTTACTCATAAACTCTAAAACGGAATATCGTCGTCAAAGTCCATTGGAGGTTCGTTATTGGCGTTGCTCTGAGGTTTACCGCCACCACTGTATTGCTGGTGGTTTTGAGGTTGGTTTGATTGCCCCCAGCCATTTGAGGACTGTGAATCGTCACGGCGAGCGCCGATCATTTGCATGGTGCCGCCCTGGCTGACGATAATTTCCGTCGTGTAACGTTCTACACCGACGTCATCTGTCCACTTACGGGTTTTAAGTTTCCCTTCGATGTAGACCTGAGAACCTTTTCGTAAATACTCACTCGCAATTTCAGCAAGTTTTCCGAACAAAACGACTTTATGCCATTCTGTCTGCTCTTTCTGTTGGCCCGTTTGCTTGTCGCGCCATGATTCATTCGTTGCGATGCTGAGTCTTCCGACAGCGCCGCCATTTGGTATATACCTGATCTCCGGGTCTTGCCCCAGGGTACCAATCAGGATGACTTTGTTTACACCGCGTTGTGCCACTTATCTTACCTAATAAAATAAATTAATTAGAGCAATAATGTATATCTTTGAAACGTAGCTAACAAGTGATTTGCATTATCCTGTGCCTTCTAAAGGGATCGAGTCAGTCGGTATTGGCTGTGAATGGGTGTTTGTCCTGGAGCGTAAAAAATTCGCTTATGAGGTCTTTATGAAGGGAAAAACAGCCGCAGGAGGCGGTGCAATTTGCGCTATCGCGGTGATGATTACCATCGTGATGGGTAATGGCAATGTGCGAACCAACCAGGCTGGGCTTGAGCTGATTGGTAACGCTGAAGGTTGCCGACGTGATCCATACATGTGCCCGGCAGGGGTATGGACTGACGGGATCGGTAATACACACGGGGTAACGCCGGGTGTGCGAAAAACAGACCAGCAAATCGCCGCTGATTGGGAAAAGAATATCCTGATCGCTGAACGCTGTATTAATCAGCACTTCCGGGGCAAAGACATGCCCGATAATGCCTTCAGTGCAATGACAAGCGCGGCATTCAATATGGGATGCAATAGCTTACGGACCTACTACAGCAAAGCGCGAGGCATGCGAGTAGAAACGTCCATCCACAAGTGGGCGCAGAAAGGGGAATGGGTGAATATGTGTAACCATCTCCCTGATTTCGTGAACAGTAACGGCGTCCCCCTGCCCGGGTTAAAGATTCGCCGTGAAGAAGAACGCCAGCTTTGCCTGACGGGGCTTGTCAATGAATAAACTCCGGCAGCTCCGCCGACTTTCGACAATGAAGTTATCGCTGGCAGCGATAGTTTTCGACTCGATTTTCATGGCGGTATATGTGCTTAATGAAACGTGGCCACTGGAACCGCTATTGTATGCCGGGCTTCGGCTGTGCCTGACTTTTTTGAGCATGGCTGCGAGATTGATGCAGCAGAAAGAAACCGCTTCAGATTGTCCACGCCGCGCGGTGCGCAAATATATGGCACGCAGGCGAAGATGATTTAACCATTATTGCTCTAATAAATTTGATTTATTAGAGCAAATAACCTACCATCGAACACGGCTCTATTGATCTCATCGTCGTTCAGGCTTATAGTTCCACCGTCGTAGCAAATTCTGCGACCAGGTTTGACAGCCTGAATACGAATGCGGACAACCGCAGATTTCCGATATTGCGGTATTTTTGTGTCCGTAAACCACGTTACGCCCGAATTATGGTGGGGCGTGATGGGGAGGCTTCGGCCTGCTGGTTTCATTCGTGCCAGTCTGTCAACCCTGTCACGTCCTGCCACCTGTTTGACAGCGGGTCGCAGGTTGTTAAACCTACGAATGAGGCCGTAACTATGGTTAATGCCAATCCTTGCGCACGCCCTGAATTTATCTGGCGCTTTTACTCCTGCCAGAAACGTCACTATCACTTCGTAATTGCACCGACAGAAGATGAGGCCCGCTCTCAGCTTCCTGACGCTCCCTGCATTTTCTCTGCCCGCTTTTCCACTGATTCGCGCAACTCTCTCAGTTACTGGTGCCTCCCTGTTAACGCTTCTGCTCAGGAGGGACTATGAGAACGTCATTAGTCACCCGTGAAGAAATGATTGAGGCAATTGAACAGCACACATCCTGTATCAGTACCAGGGATATACCGGGTGTTATTGCCAACTACTTCATGATCACCAAACAACTTTACCGGAGAAAGGACAAGAACGCGGTTCACCGTATCCTGCTGTCTGATATCCGCGAATACCTGCTCGAACAGGGGCATCTGAATTACGCAACCGTCGCAGCCGAAGCACGCAAGGAGGCACACAGAATGAAAGCAACTAACGTTAAATCAGAAAAAATTCATGCACCTTCAGTTCGGGAATCGGAGCTGGTGGTTGTTCAGAATCAGTCTGATGAAATTCCCGTTCTGGAATGGCTGGGAGTGCGTGTCGTAACGACCGAAACTCTTGCTAGAGGGTATAGTACCGATGAAGCCAATATTCGTAAAAATTTGTCTCGCAACTCCGATCGCTTTGAAGAAGGCAAGCATTACTATCTCTTAACCGGTTCAAAGTTAAAGGAATTTAAAAGGCTAGTGACTATTAGTCACTTGGTTAGCAAATATACAAGTCAGGTAATTCTCTGGACAGAGCGCGGCGCTGCACGCATGTCTAAGATCGTGGACACAAATGAAGCATGGGCATTCTTTGAAAAACTGGAAGACAGCTACTTCCGACAAAAAGAACAGCAACCGGTCTCAATTCCCCAGACGCTTCCAGAAGCTCTGCGCCTGGCTGCCGAGTTGGCAGAACAGAAAATGCAACTGGAACAACAGCTGGTGGCCGCAGCCCCTAAAGTCGATTTTGCCGACCGGGTATCAGTGGCCAAGGGGATCCTGATTGGGAATTTTGCAAAGGTTGTTGGACTTAAGCAAAACGCGCTGTTTGCCTGGTTACGGGAGAACGGCATCCTGATTGCGTCCGGCGGACGTAAAAATGTACCGTTTCAGCAGTACATAAATGCCGGGTATTTCACGGTGAAAGAAGTGGTGCTGGATGATGAAGATGGATACCAGATACGGTTGACGCCCCAGCTAACGGGGAAAGGCCAGCAGTGGCTGACGCGTAAACTGCTCGATGCAGGTTTATTAAAGCCTGTAGCGGCTGAGTGATTAAATTAAAAAGGCGGCCTTTCGGCCGCCCGTTGAAGCAGGAACCCACCGAAATGATTCAGGCGACAGCCTTAACGTAGCAGGAATCCACGCCCGTCAGGGCGTGGAGGGTGTCAATTAAACGGGTTGATTGAATTATTAAACGTGATGATGCTTGTCTCACGCGGTGCCTGGACGTTAGCCGCTTGCGGAACCTCCTTAATTTTCTTGGTGACAGGCAAGTTGCGTGCGCCAACTTTGATCAGAGATTCGAAAAGTGTGGCAACGATTTTTGCATCACCAGGTTCTTTGAGGCGGAATGCGTCTTTTTGGGCGGCGGAGACGAAGATCGGGAGGTTATCCAGTTCGTCTTGCATTGCTGCCAGCACATCGTCGCGGATACCCGCTGTTTCCTCCAGCAAAGCGATTCGCGCTTCAGCATCTGCGATCTTGGCCATTGCTTCGAGGTGGCGGCCCTGGCTTTCGAGTAGTGCGGTTTCCAGTTCAGCCGTACGCTCTGTCGCCTCCACCATCATTTCCAGTTCAGCCATTTTACTGTAATGGGATATAACGGCCTGCACTGACTCGTCAGAGTATCCATGCGCCGCCAGGGACTCTGCCAGTAGAGATTTAGAATCCGCGCTTTCAAACATTCCGGCGCTGGCAGGATGATCCAGACTGATATAGTTCGGCGTTGTCACATAATCCACACCATGGAAGCTGGTGGTTACAGCGATTTTCCCGGACTCACGCCCGCCAGTGGCCCAGCTCCAGCCACCAGCTCGGCTTTCGATCATCGCGGCGACAATTTTACCCGGCTCTGTGTTAAGAATTTCCTGTGTATGGGTAACGATGCCGTTGTCGTCAACAGATATAGCCACTGTTCGGCACGCTGGAACATTGTCGATTACGACCGGGCGACCTTCCACCATGATCACGCTGGTTTCTGGTACTTCCAGTTTGCCGGTCAGCTGTCGGCGACCGTGACCGTAATAGCCGAAAAGCTCACCAAGGCGTAAACCTTCCTGAGTTTCCTTGCTTTCAAGCATGGTCTTTACCGCGCTTAATACATACTGTCGCCCGTTCTGGCGACCTTTTCGAGCATTGCTATAGAGACAAAAGCGGTCAGTGACCGTTTTCAAAACATCAGTCATTATCGTTTCCCTCTTTAAAGACCGATTCAAGGATTTGCGCCAGTTCCTGTGGCGGTGTTTTGATGATGGAATCCATCAGGTGATCGTCGTCCTCGCTTTTCGCTTTCAGTTCGTTCACCAGTGCTTCAGAGATTTTTTCGTCAATCTCCAGCACATCGCTGAACAGGTAACGTTTGAATGCATCGGAATTAGCGAGGACGCTGTTATTGCTGACGGCATCGAGGATTTGCGTAACTATGGTGGCGTAGTTCGCCTGCGAGTCGCGGTTATCGTTGTGCTCTTGTTGCAGAGCGGTATTAACGGAGTGGAATTCGATTTTGTACGGGCGATCACCTTCCGGGTATACCTTGCCGTACTTGAAAGCAAGATGAATATCGATAGCCCGCTGAATGAACTCTTCTACGCCCTGCTGGATCCATGAGGCGCGCATGGCGGCCTGAATTGCCGTGCGCAGGAATCCACCTTCGCCAAGCCCGCCGGACATTTGATCTGCCCACCCCAGGAGGGTGTAATCGAGGCCAAGTGCTGCCGCCAGCTGGCGCATATAGGTGAGAATGTCTTCAATGCCGTTGATGTCAGCCTGGATGGTCTGAGTATCAATAGTCATCTGTCCCTTGCCGTCGCCCATAATAGGCAGCAAGGTATTGGTCACCGTAGGCATGTTATTCGCGCCGCGTGCGCGCTTTTCCATCAGGTCAGCTGCTCGTTTAAGCGTCTGAGTAATGGTGCGTGAATAATCGGCTGCTTTTACCGGATCCAGACTATTCATCGCCAGACCGATGATTCGGTCAATTTTCGACGCATTAAAACGCGTTGCCTTCAGCGAGCGGATCGCCGAACGCAGGTTCATGTACGGCTCGTAGGCGTATTCGAGCAAGCTGGTCCCGTAATTCTGGGTTTCAATCGGCGTGCGCTCTTCCGGATTATCCAGCAGGCTGTAAGCCTTATGGCCAGTGTGCACAGGCATAAGGTTTGACTTAGGCCGCCAGTAGGGGATTTTCATAGGGATAATGGTCCACGGATCGGCGAAAACCATTTTCCCTGACGCGTCCTTCAGATAATCGCCGCTAAATCCCGCCAGGTTACCGCTGACCTCGAACTCTTTGATGAAGCCCGGAAGGGTGTAATAGGAGCACTCAAAAGACGTGATCCCTATGCCTTCTTTGGCGTATGGCCTGACATAAGCCACCCCAAATACAGACATGATAAATGCCCACCCGGCGACCTCTTTGTTGATGGTTCGCCCGATGTCGTTCATCAGCTCGTCACACAACCCCTGCGCGGCGTCATAGTCACTATCGTTTCCGTTGTGTACCGGCACGATAGAGAAGGTTTGTCCGGTCTTCTTATCGAAAGAGAGCGCGTGCGTAATATGGATGTTCAGAGCGGTGGCGATCGTGCTGTAAACCGCCATTTCTTCGAGTAGCGGATAGCGTTGCAAGCGGTCTTCCGGCAGTTGAACTTCATCAAAGATAAAGCGACTCCCATCCACCAGCCCATCACCAGCCATGCCACTATCGCCCGGTTTGCCGCCTAAGAAGCCGGACAGTTGTACCGGTGCCCCTGCGCGAGAAAACAAATACCCACTTCCGCCGTGCACAGCCAGCGCGGACAGGAGGATGTTGTCCCGTTCTCCGTTGTCTTTAAAAACCCCCGCCAGCGCCTTCCTGACCGAGGATAGCGTGATTTTATTGTCTGCCAAGATTGCACCTTAATTAGAATAATTCGCATCGTGTTTGAACGGAAATTTAACACTAGTCACTTGTTAAGGATTACCAATGAACAAGCTATCTATGGGGGTGTTTCGCTGTTCAAGTGTCAGCGAAATATTGAAATACATTAGGGCAATAACATCTCACCGAGCGCCGATTAAATACGGCGTGGAAAAGGTGGAAGGCAAAAGCTATGACCGACTGCGCCGTGAGGCGAATCAGAAGGCGATAGATTTGCTTAATTCGCTGGTGGACGGCGCGACACTGACAGATGAACAGCGCCAGATCCTGGCTGGGTACACCGGTGAAGGCGGCATTGGCGGGTCCGTCTCCGAATATTACACACCAAAGCCGATCGCTGAAGGTGTCTGGGAGATCATGAAGCTCTACGGCGCGGACGTAGGTAACACTCTGGAACCATCGGCGGGAACCGGCGTTTTTAATGAGACAAAACCGGTTGG